TAGGTAACGGTACTAATTACAACCCACAGGAAGCGTTGAATATGTTCTTCCAAACTGGTTCTGTTATCGGTAGGTCATTTACATCTGAAGGTGATATGAACCCAGGTAAAATACCTATTCAACAAATACAGAATGGTAGTGGTAGTAACAAGATACAAAGCCTTATAACTACTTATAACTACTACCTTCAAATGATACGTGACGTAACTGGTTTAAATGAAGCTAGAGACGGTAGTACACCAGATAAGAATGCTTTAGTAGGGGTTCAGAAATTAGCAGCAGCTAACTCTAATACTGCGACTAGACACATCTTGCAGTCAATGATGTACATCACCGCTGAAGTTGCTGAAGCTTTATCATTAAGAATATCAGACATAGTAGAGTACTCTCCAACTAGAGAGGCATTCGTTAGGGCTATTGGAGCTCATAATGTAGCTACGCTTGAAGAGATGAAGGAATTGCACTTATATGACTTCGCTATATTCATTGAGCTAATGCCTGATGATGAGGAAAGACAAATGCTTGAGAGCAATATACAAATTGCTTTAGGTCAAAAGTTAATAGAACTAGATGATGCTATAGATCTTAGAGATGTTAGGAACATAAAATTAGCTAACCAACTACTTAAAGTAAAGAGAAAGAAGAAGTTAGAGCGAGATCAAACAATGCAACAACAAAACATTGAAGCTCAATCCCAAGCTAACCAACAGGCTAACCAAGCTGCTGCTGAATCTGAAATGCAGAAAACCCAAGCTAATACACAAGCTGAAGCTCAATTAGAGCAAACAAAAAACCAATTAAAAATAGAGTACTTACTTAGAGAAGCGGAAGTTAAGAAAGAGTTAATGCAGTTAGAATTTGAGTTGAATACTAGTTTAAGCACTGTAGATAATGATAGACAAGACGTTCGCACAGACAAGCAGATGAGCAACCAACGAGCATTAAAAGAGGGGGATGACGTTAAAAAGTTCGAATCCTCAGGTAATGATGTATTAACAGGTGGAGCAGGTATGAGTAAGTTTGGAATGTAATACCCACACTAATTATTTTATAAAATTATATTATGAAGGATAACAACGAAGAAGAGGTCTACAAAGTAGACTTAAGTAAACCACCGGTGACTGAGACGGAACCAGAGGTAGTGCCAGAAGTGATCACTGAAGATACTGACTCTGTTATTGAGGAAGCTCCAGTGTTGGAAGTTATAGAGGATATTACCAATGAGGTTGTAGATACTCCAGAGGTTGTAGCTGAAGTAGAAGAGCCCGTAATTGAAATCGATTCAGTTAAAGCACTTATACCAGAAGGTATACAAAAACTAGTGGACTTCATGGAGGATACTGGTGGTGATATTGGCGACTACGTAAAACTAAATACAGATGTTTCAACTCTGGATGCAGCTGATGCTCTTGACAAGTATTACGAACAGACAAAATCTCATTTATCTGATGACGAAAGAAGTTTCCTTCTTGAAGAGACTTTTGGGTTTGATGAAGATGTTGACAGTGACAGAGATATTAAAAAGAAAAAGATAGCTCTAAAAGAAGAAGTGGCTAAGGCCAAAGCTCATTTAGAGTTGCAAAAAGATAAGTACTATACCGATATTAAAGCTGGTAGTAAATTAACTACAGAGCAAAAAGAAGCAGTTGATTTCTTTGATAGATACAACGAAGATTCTAAAGCTCAAAGCGAATTAACGGAGATTAGTACTAAAGCATTCCAACAGCGTACAGAAGATTTATTCAACGATGAGTTCAAAGGTTTTGATTTCAATGTCGGGGATAAGAAGTTTAGGTACAATGTTAAGAATAAGAACGAGGTAAAAGAAACTCAAAGTGACTTAAGTAATTTCGTCAACAAGTTTGTTGGTGAAGATAACACTATTAAAGACGCTGCGGGTTATCACAAAGGTCTGTTTACAGCAATGAATGCCGATGCTTTAGCTCAACATTTTTATGAGCAAGGAAAAGCGGATGCAGTGAAAGCTTCTGTAGCACAGAGTAAGAACGTTAGTACTGAAGCTAGACAAACCCACGGCGAGACGCAAGCGGGTGGAGTTAAGTACAAAGCTCTAGGTGATTCATCAAGTAGCCTCAAATTGAAAATTAAAAACAAACGCTAATTAAAATTAGAAAAGATGGCAATTAATCAAAACGCCCCGTTAGGTACTCCTGCACCGGGCAAGCAAGCATTAGCTAGCAATTATTTAGACTTCACTACGGCTGGTACAGCTGGTTGGGCACAACAATACATGCCTGATTTAATGGAGAAGGAAGCTGAAGTTTTCGGTAACCGAACTGTATCTGGATTTTTAGAACAAGTTGGAGCTGAAGAAGCTTCTGCATCTGACCAAGTAATTTGGTCTGAACAAGGCCGTTTACACTTATCTTACGCAGGTACTTTAACTGGAGCTGCTTCAGGTACTGTTGCTGCTAACGGTAAAGTTGCTTTACCATCAGGGCATGGTCTTAGAGTTGGTGATACAGTTGTTGTATCTCACGCTGGTAACAACAAGACTGCTGCGTGTTACGTTTCAGCTATCAAAACTCAAACCGAGGCTTTAGGTGGGGCAATTACTCTTGCCGCAAACAACGTACACTTAGTTCCTTTCGTTGGAACTTCTGCTTACGTTGCATTGGGTGTTACCGGAACTGGTGGTAACGATGATGCTGTAACTTTATTCGTTTATGGTTCTGCATCTGCTAAAGGTACTGTTGGTAGAGCTGAAGCTGTTGAGCCTGCGTTCAAGTCTTACGGAAACAAAATGACTATCCTAAAGGATAAGTACGAAGTTTCAGGATCTGATGCATCTCAAATTGGTTGGGTTGAAGTTTCAGGTGAAGATGGACAAGCTGGTTACATGTGGTATTTGAAAGCTGCCGGTGACACTAAAGTTCGATTCACTGATTACTGTGAAATGACTATGATTGAATCTGAGGTAGCTACTAACGCTGAGTTGATCGCTGGGAAACTAGATGGTACTCAAGGTTTATTTGCTGCTGTTAGAGAAAGAGGGATTATCGCTGATGGTTTCGCTGCAACTAACACTTTAGATGACTTCGATTTAATATTGAAAGAATTTGATAAGCAAGGTGCTATTGAAGAGAACATGATGTTCTTAAATAGAGATCAGTCTTTACAAATTGATGATATGTTAGGTGGTCAAATAAACACTGCTGCAGGTAACTCTTATGGTGTATTTAACAATGATGCTGACATGGCTTTAAACTTAGGTTTCTCAGGATTCCGTAGAGGTTCTTATGACTTTTACAAGACTGACTGGAAATACTTAAACGATTCAGCTACAAGAGGTAACGTTGGTTCTACCAATGCTTACAGAACTGCTGGTATGATAGTTCCTGCAGGTACTAGCTCGGTTTATGACCAAGCTATGGGTAAAAACATCAGACGTCCATTCTTACACGTTCGTTACAGAGCTGCTGGTATGGAAGATCGTCGCTTCAAAACTTGGACCACTGGTTCAGTTGGAGCTGCAACTTCAGATTTAGACGCAATGGAAATGCATTTCTTATCAGAGAGATGTTTAGTAACTCAAGGGGCTAATAACTTCTGCTTACTAGAATCTAACTTATCATCGTAAATTGTATTTAGATAGTTAGAGGGCTTCGGCTCTCTAGCTTTTCTTTTTTTTTATTAATTTATATTATATTATATCATGGCTAAAAAACAAATCACAGCTAAACCAAAAGCTACTAAGGTAGTTGAACCAGAATTTACAGCAGTTAGCGAGAATATCGAAACTGCTATTGAGAAACCTAGGAAAAAATCCAATGCATGGGAAATCAAAGATAGGGTTTACTTCCTATCTAACGATAGCACTCCAGTAGCTAGGATAATGTCTTGCAAAGGTATATACTACTTCGACGAGGAGTTAGGTTACGAGAGAGAGATGATGTTGACTTCTAATCAGAAGACCGTATTCGTAGATGAAATGGAAGGCGTTAAAAGACCTGAGCATATCATCTTTAGAGATGGGGTATTGATTGTACCAAAGAACAAAGTGGTACTACAGAAGTTGCTATCCCTATATCACCCAATGCAAGATAAGTTATATTACGAAGACAAACCAGAGCAAGTAGCTAAGGAAGAGATTCAAGATATAGAATTAGAGTTGACAGCTATGAATGCTGCGGCTAATATGGATATAGATCAAGCTGAAGCCGTTATGCGTGTAGAGTTAGGGTCTGAAGTGTCTAACATGAGTTCTAAGGAACTTAAAAGAGACTTGTTGTTATTTGCCCGAAACAATCCAGAGATGTTCTTAGACCTGATGAATGATGATAATATTCACTTACGTAACGTCGGTATAAAAGCCAACGAAGCTGGTATTATAAATCTATCACCAGACAATAGAGCTTTCACTTGGGGTAACACTGGTAGGAAGTTAATGGTTGTACCATTCGACGAGCACCCATACTCAGCTTTAGCTTCTTGGTTTAAAACCGATGAAGGTATGGAGGTTTTAAATTCCATAGAAAAGAAGATCAATTAATTACATTTTACTTTAAATAATCATAGCCACTCTTAATCGGGTGGCTATTTTTGTTTCTACTATAGTTATCGCTTAACTGTACCCTTAATCATGTAATATTCTATGGGAGAGCTCGTTCTCTCATTTCACCCAATTATGGGTTTTGTTAATTATAAAAAACTACACAATGGCATATTCGAACTTAACCAATCCAGGTAACTACCAACTAGCTTCTTTCGGACAAAAAGGATTTAAAGTACTAACTACTTCTGCCACGACTGGGCATTTCAATGCGTTGCAAGTACTAGAAGATGCTAGTATAACATTAGTGTCTACCAATGGAGATAACTTGACGAATCAAGATATACCAGCTGGTATTACTATATTTGGTTTATTCACATCGGCTACCGCTGTTTCAGGGAAGGTTCTAGCATATATAGCCTAAGCTTATGTTAGGTTTAGGATTAAGCTTGGCTAAGCTAAGCAGCCGTATAGGTGGGATAATAAAGAAAGGGCTACAGATGTGGCTTGGCTTTACTAAGGCTGATGTCTTGGGAGCTGAGTTGGTTGATGATGGGGATTTCCCCACAGGAACGACTGCTTGGAATACTTCAGGTGATTGGGAAATTTCAGGGGATAGTTTAAATATAGTAGGTGGCATTAACAATACTACACAATCAAACGTGTTTGAGATTGATAAATACTATAAATTTGAATTTGATGCTGACATTAGTTTAGGTTATGTTAGGGTGTATTTTGGTAGTAGTGGTACGACTTTTAAAGAGCAAGTATCAGTTAGTAATCATTATGTTATATATGGTATTGCGGAAGGTACAAGTCTTACATTTAGAAGTGCATCCGACACAGATTTATCAATCTCAAACGTAACCATAAAAGAAGTATCCCAATTCGCTCCTGACAAATCGACCAACACGAACAACGCTAAGTTGTTTACAGGTAAGGCTTTGGAGTTTAATGGGAATGATTCGGTTGTACTAGATGGATTTACTTCTAGTGGAGATACTTTTACCTTTGCGTTTTGGGCGAAGAATACGACTTCAGGGTCTTGTACTGTTTTAGATTCTAATTCTCCAAGATTCTTTATAAGATACGATTCTAGCGTTCTGAAGATTTACCACATAAATACCTTTTACACATTCGGAGCAATATCAGAAGACCAATACAATAGGGTGGTGATTATAGCAGATGGGGTTAATATAGATGCTTATGTAGATGGGGTTCAATTAGGAACTACAATTACACTACCATCGTCTTTAGACTTGTCATCTATCACCGATATGACTATAGGCTCTAATTATACATCAGGAAGTAATTTTTTCATAGGCTCACTCTCCGACTTCCAAATCTACAACACAGCTTGGACTTCAGACGATGCAGCTTACGACTACGCAAACCCGAATAACCTCGTAATAGATAGCACAA